AAAACACTATGGCAGAACTGCACAAGGTATTATGTTACCACCTGAAGTTATGGCTAATTGGAACACTAGGGATCTAAACGCGTCTGACGATGCTGGTCTTATTGGACAAGACTTTAGACCTGAAAGTTTCATTGACGTACTCAGAAACGCATCTGCTGTAATGCCATTAGCTACAAATCTAAATGGCTTAACAGGTGATGTTAAGATTCCTAAGAAAACATCTGCCGCTTCTGCTGCTTTCATTAGCTCAGAAGGTGGCGCTTCAGGTGAATCTGAAATGGTAATAGGTTCTGTTACTATGACTCCAAAAACTGTTGGCGTACACACAGACGTTACTCGTCAATTAATGCTTCAATCATCTTTAGATGTTGAAAACTTAATTCGTGATGATTTAGCTAAATCAATGGCAATTGCAATTGATGATGGTGCTTTAGAAGGTAGTGGTTCAAGCGGAAATCCAACAGGTATTACTAATACTTCAGGTATCAATACTGTTTCTTTATCATCTGCAGCAGCTCCCACGTTTGCCGAGATGGTCTCTATAGAGACAAGTATAGCTGTCGACAATGCTTTAGTAGGTGACTTGGCTTACATCATTAATCCTACTAACTATGGAACTCTAAAAACTACTGCCAAAGATTCAGGTAGTGGTTTGTTCGTAGCAGAAAATGGGCAAGTAAATGGCTATCCTGTAGTTATTTCTAATCAATTAACTGCTAACAACTATGTGTTCGGAAACTTCAATGACCTATTAATTGGGTTCTTTGGTGGTTTAGATATAACTGTTGATCCTTTCACTAACTCTACTTCAGGTACAGTTAGAATCGTTGCTCTACAATCTGTAGATGTAGCTGTAAGACACGCAGTATCTTTCTGTAACGCAAGTTAATAGATGGTATTAACAACTGAAAAGGCAGTAGGGGTTTTCTCTACTGCCCTTTCAAAAAACAAGGAAAGTAAAATGAAAGTTTTAATTCTTAGAGATACAGTTGCCGATGGTAAAAAAGTTTCTGCTGGTGATGTAGTTGAGTTAGGTAATGACACAGCTAATGTCTTAATCAGTTATGGCAAAGCAGAAGCATCCGATGGCAAAGTATCTGAAAAAAAAGATAGAAGTGTAGGCTTGGAAAAATCAGAAGTTAAAGTCAAAAGGAGAAAGGGAAAGTAAATGGCTTTAGAATTTGATGCTGATTTTGATGGCTACTTTGATGATTCTTATGGACATGGTGTGTCTGCTACATATACTCCATCAGGCGGTTCTGCATCAACTATCAAGGTTATCCTTGAAGATGAATATTTATCAGCAGATGGTCTGACTGTAGGAGTTGAGGGCAGTACACCTGTCGCATATTGCAAAACCAAAGATGTATCTTCTGCAAGTCATGGTGATACTTTAGCTTTTTCAGCACAAACTGATTTAGATGGTAATACTTTAAAAGGTGCAAAAACTTATTCTGTTGTAAATGTGCAACCTGATAACACAGGCATTACAGCTTTGATATTACAAGAACAATAATGGCAAATCACATCAGACAACAAATTAGAGAAAGAGTAGGCACAACCTTAACAGGTCTAACTACTACAGGCTCTAATGTTTTTCAAAGCAGAGTTTATAATTTAGAAGATTCTAAGTTACCAGCAATAATTATTTATACAAAATCTGAAGATTCAGAATTACTAGAAATGGGTTCAACAAGAACATTACAAAGGAATCTATCTTTAGTAGTTGAAGCGTATGTGAAAGCAAATAGTAATTATGACGATACTATTGATACGATTGCTAAAGAAGTTGAAGCGGCTATGGGTGCTGACGTAACTCATAACGATTTAGCAAGAGATTCTTTCCTAGACTCAACAGAAATCAATTATAATGGCGAAGGCGAACAACCAATTGCTGTTATGACTATGGTTTATAATATAATTTATTTAACAACAGAAACAACAGCAGATGTTGCATTGTGAGGTTTTTTATTATGGATAAAAATGTAATGATTTCTCCTGATGGCAAAAGCAAAGTAACTGTTTTTGACTCAGAAGTTGAAAATCTGAAAGCAAATGGGTGGACTCTTGAAGGAGAGTCTAAAATTAAAACAAAATCTAAAGAGGATTAATAATGGCGGTATTTACAGGTAAAGCTGGTGTAGTACAAACAGGCAGTAATTCTATTGCTGAAGTTAGGTCTTACAGTATCACTCAAACAGGTGACACTACAGAATCTACTTCTATGGGTGACTCAGCAAAGACTTTTGAAGCTACTCTTACTGAATTTTCAGGATCAGTTGATGTATTTTTTGACGATACTGATAGTTCAGGTCAGGTTTCTTTAACTATAGGTTCTTCATTCACTTTGAATTTAGCACCTGAAGGAACAGGAAGCGGTGCATACAAATTGTCAGGTAGTGCTATCGTAACTGATATTACTAGAACTGCGGCACATGATGGACTTGTTGAAATGTCAATTGCATTTCAAGGAACAGGTGCATTAACTATTGGTACTTACTAATAATGACTAAAGCGATAGACAATGTCGTTGCTCACTTTGATTCTCAAGAAATAAAAAAAATTGAAGTCAAAGAATGGGGAACAGAAGATCAACCTTTAGAAATTTTTACAAAACCATTAACATTACAAGAGTCTAAAAAACTCTACAAAATGGCAAATGGCGGTGATTTAGAAGTCATGGTTTATGCAATCATTACCAAAAGTCTTGATGCAGATGGCAACAAACTTTTCACATTAGCTGATAAGGAAACTCTTATGACAAAAGCTGATGTGGAAGTTTTGTCTAATGTTGCATCTGAAATTTTAGGTAGTGTTACATCTGAAGAAGCACAGGAAAAGTAAAAGCCGATTCTGACTTATTTGCTATGTTTGCTCTTGCGGACAGGCTCGGCATGACAGTTCAACAGTTACAAAAGAGCATGACTGTAGAGGAGTTTGTTTATTGGTTAGCATATTTAGACGAAATGAATAAAAGAATGGAAAGAAATGGGTAACTTAGGTAAATTAAACATTGTCATTTCTGCTGTCAATAAGACTCAAAAAGTATTCAATACTGTCAAAAGAGGTTTAGATGGAGTTAAAAATGCAGTTGGCAAAGCACTTAAAGCCTTTGGTATGCTTACCGCTGGTATTGGTGCTGTTGCTGGTGCATTAACTGTTCTATTTAAAAAATCTTTTGATTACATAGATGTTATTGGCAAGATAGCATCTCGGACAGGTGCAACAACCGATGTTATTCAAGCCTTTCAATTATCTGCTATTCAATCAGGTGCTTCGATTGAAACTGCAAACAAAGCGATTCAAAAATTTGCCAAAATGGTTGGTGAAGGTCGTAAAGGCTTAAAAACTTATACAGATATTTTTGATCGCTATAACGTGTCTTTAATGACCGCCACAGGCGAAGAAAAATCTTTTAACGAAGTTTTGTTTCAAATGATGGAAGGTATGAAACAAAGCGGAGATATATTTCTCAGAAATGCAGACTTAGCTTTGTTATTTGGTCGTGCTGGTCAAGAACTTACTAATACTATTTTGATGGGTGGTAAAGCCTTTGAACTTTATGTTGAAAAACAAAAAGAATTAGGTTTAATTTTAGATGGCAAAACAATATCAGCAACAGAAGCATTTAACGACAGATTATCAAGAATAGGTTTTACTTTTAGAGTTATTAGAGATGCCATAACTACAGCTTTTTTACCAGCTTTGGATAAAATTGCAGATCACTTTGAAACTACTTTATCTGAAATAAATGCCATGCAATTAGGCAGAAATATTGCTGTAAGCATTGTTGATGGTGTTATAGCTTCTCTACAAGCATTAGACGATTTTAGGATGCAATTTCAAAAAACATTTAGATTAATGGTTGCTACTGTAGAAACTTTAAGTCTTGCTTTTGATGGTTTAGGTCATACTTTCAATGTTTTAGCTTTAATTTTTGGCAGAAATATTGATGATTTCAAAAAAAGATTTCACGAACTTACTGAAAGCACAGGCAAATCATTTGAAAATATTTTTGGTGAGATTGTTCCTAGTAAATCTATACAAGCTGGAATAACAAATTTAAACAAACTTAGAGAAAGTTTAAATTTAACTTTAGGTGATGCTGATGGTAAAAATCCAATAGATACAGCAAAAGATAAGCTAACTGGCTTTGAAGAAAAGTTAAGACAAATGGTTGCTGATATACAAACACCATTATCTACATTTGGTGAAAGTTTTAAAACTACAGGCACTATGATTGGAGATACTATAGTTTCATCAATGAAAAAATTTGAAGATACTATTGTTGATGGCTTAATGAAAGGTAAATTATCTTTTAAAGATTTTGCAGATTTTGTTATTAAAGAATTGTTAAGAATAGCAATTAGAAAATTTGTTATAGAAAGTATGTTCAATGCAATCACAGGTGGTCTTGGTAGTCTTTTTGGAAAGAAAGGGATGGCAGGTTTTGTAGGTGATATAAATACTGCTGGTATGCCTGTAGCAGAAGGCGGTGGTTTTACAGGCTTTGGCTCAAGAACAGGCGGTGTAGATGGCAGAGGTGGCTTTCCAGCAATATTACATCCCAATGAAACTGTCATAGATCACAGAAAAGGTGGCAGAGGTGGTATGCCAATAAACATTACCTACAACATTCAAGCCTTTGATTCAAGAGATACACTTCAAGCAATTACAGAAAATGCACCAACTATATCTGCCATAATAGAAAGTGAATTTAATAAAAGAGGAAGGCGAGGTTTTGTAACATGAGTGGCAGTTTTCCAACATCACCAGCGGCAAGTAGCGTAAATATTAAATCTATAGAGCCTACTTTAGTTTCTGTTACACAAAATTTAAAAAGACAAGTAAGAAGAAGAGGTGGACAAAGATGGTCATTAGAAGTGGAGTTTCCACCGATGACTAGATCAGAGTTTGCACCTATTTACGCTTTTGCTATGAAGCAACAAGGTCAGTTTGAAACCTTTACTTATGTTCCACCTGTTATAAGCACATCACAAGGCGATACAAGCGAATCTCCTGTAGTTGATGGTGCGGTGTCGGTTGGTGCAAATTCAGCGACTATAGATGGTCTTACAGCTTCAGAATCAGGCATTATAAAAGCTGGTGATTTCTTTAAATTTAGCGGTCATTCAAAAGTATATATGGCTACTGCTGATATGGATGCAGATGGTACAAGTCATGCCACCTTAAATTTTGCACCTAATCTTTTAAATGCAGTTGCTAATGATGAAACCATAGTTTTTTCAGCAGTACCTTTTACTGTTTCTTTTACCGAAGATATTACACAATTTGCTACTGATACTACTGCTTTATTTGGTTTTAGCATGACTTTAATAGAAGTGTTTTAATGAGATGGATAGAGGAAGTACAGGCGCATTTCAAACAGAGATTGTTAAATCTGCAAACAAACCTTTTCATTTAGTAAAATTATCTTTTGATGATGTCAGTTATTTTTTGTCTGATGCTTATATTCCTGTAACTTACGATTCAGATACTTATACACCAACAGGAAGTTTTTTAGCTTTTTCTGATATTGTTGAAACCAATGAAGCCAATATTGAAACCATAAGTATTTCTTTATCAGGAGTTGATACCACATACATAAATTTATTTTTATCAGGTGGTTATTTAGACAGAACAGTACAAATTTACAAAGCATTTTTAGATAGTAACGATGCTTTGGTTTCTGATCCTTTATTAATATTTGATGGCAGATTAAATAATCCTGTAATCAAAGAAGATGTAGAAGCTGGAACAAGTACAGTAGCAGTACAAGCGAGTTCATTATTTGTGGACTTTGACAGAATCAATACAAGATTTACAAATAATGAATCTCAACAAAGTTTCTTTGCTGGTGATACAGGATTTAGATTTAGTTCTGTAGTAGTAAAAGAATTGAATTGGGGAATGACTACAGGTGCTACTGCATCAGGTGGTGGCAGTTCTAGTGTATCAACACAAGGTTCTTCGACATCTCCAATCAATAATACTTCACCAGCGCAAAAAAGTATTTTTAGAGAGATAAGACCAACCAATCCATCATTTAGTTTGCAATCAGGTTCAGTAAGAATACACATCAATTATGCAAATAGAAGCACTTCTAATTTTTCTGTAGGACAACAAGTTAAGATAAATGGTTTTGAATCCAAAACATTTGATGATGGTGAATTTATTTTAAGTTCTGCAATCAATTTTTCAGAAGGTGCTGGAACTCATGCAATCACTTCAATAGATTCAGATGGTTTTGGTTTTACAATTGCAGTACCGAACACAGTAACATCTGTAAAATCAGGAAAGTTTGGCGGTAGTGAAATAACAGTTGATGATGAATTGGTTGCACCTGTATTGATACAAACTACATCAGGCTCTAATTCAATCACAGTCAATGCGGATAACTTTGCCAAAGTAGGAGAAGCAGTTTCTTTCAATTTAGAAACAACATCTGTTGGTGGCATAGCAAGTAGAATCCTTGAGTTAGATCAGAAAATAACTGCAAGAACTACAGATACACTTACAGTTGCAGTAACACAAAAAAATATTATTTTAGCTGATGCTTTAAAAACTACATCAGGCTCAACATCATTGGTTATAGATTTTGCAGAACATAATATTGCTGTCAGCGATTCAATTACTATTTCAGGTGCTACAGCAGTTGGTGGTGTACCAGCTTCCGATATAAACAAAGCACATACTGTTACAGCTATAACAGAAAATACAGTTACAATTGTTGTTTCGACAACAGCAACAAGTACCGCAAGAAGTGGTAGTGATGCAGTTCGTTTAGATGGAAAAATTATTAGAACTAATCCAATAGAAACTACAGCTTCATCTGCAACTGTAAAAGTTCATTATAGAAGTCATGGCTTGGCAAACAGCGATACGATAACTTTGGAAGGCTTGGATGATGTTGGTGGCTTAGATAGAAGTTTATTAAATAAATCACATACTGTAGTTGATGCTTCCAATACAGACTATTTTACAATTACTTTATCTGAAAGTGCTACAGCTTCAGAATTTGGTGGTGGTGGTGATAGTGTTTTAGAAAGACCTGTAAAAGCTACATCAACAGTTAATTATGGTTCATCAGGAAGCAGAATAAATCTACCAACAGAAATACGATGATAGATAAATTAAAAGCAAACAAATACATTGAATCAAAATTGAATGAACCTTTTGCATGGGGTACTAATGATTGCAATACATTTATTGTTGAATACTTTGATAAGGTATTAGGTACAGATTTATTAAAAATAATTTATCAAAAATATTCTACAAAAAAAGGCGCAATCAAATTTCAAAAAGAATTTGCCCAAAGAATATCAGGCAGATGTTTGGAATTAGGCATGAAAGAATATCATCCTAGCAAAGCTATATTTGGCGATATATTGGTTAAGCATAATGAAAATTGGGATTCATGTCATATTTGTATTGGTAGTAAAATGGCATCTGTAGATGAACAAATAGGTACAGCAATTTTGCCAATATCTGATTTTAACGACTTTGATTCTGCATATAGATTTAGTAATGAAAATTAGAAACATAATATTATTTATAACAGCTTTATTTTTTACAGGTAGTATTTTTGCTTTACCAGCATTAGCACCTGTATTTGCTAGTATTGGTGGTGCTGTTGTAGCTTCTCTTGGAATAACTGCCACAGTTGCTACAGGTACATTAATAGCTATTGGTGTAGCTACAGTAGTTGTTGGTGCTTACGCTGGAAGTCAATTACTAGGTGCTATGAGCATGGACTTTCCTGATAATATGTCAGCACAAGCACGTTCAGCTTTAGCGAATCAACAAGGCTCAACAAATCCTTTACCTGTAATTTATGGTAAAAGAAGAGTAGGTGGTACACCAATTTTTTATCATGTATCAGGTGATAATAATGAATTTCTGCATGTGGTTTATGCAATTGCAGAAGGTGAGATACAAGGTGTAAGCCAAGTCTATTTAAACAATGATAAGGTTAATACCACACCTGATCTATATGATACTTCTCTTACAGATGCAGTAAATAGTGTAACTATCAATGAAGGTGAAGGCGGTTTGGTTGGTGGTATATCTGTTTTTGGTATGGAAAATATTCACAAACCAAAGTATGAAGGCATTTTAAAATATGAAATATACAATGGCACAACAACACAAACAGCAGATCAAGATTTAATTTCAGAGACAAGTGGTGCTTGGACATCTTCAGATAGATTACAAGGTGTTGCGTATGCAATTGTAAGGTTCAAGTTTGAACCTGAAGTATTTGGTAATACAGGAATACCACAAGTAAATTTTGATGTAATTGGCAAAAAAACAAGAAGCACAACATCAGGTGGAACTACATACAAAGTATTTAGTAACAATCCAGCAGATTGCATTGAAGATTATTTGACCAATACAATTTATGGTAGATCAATACCAACTTCGCAAATTGATTCAACTTCATTTACTACTGCAAGAAATATTTGTGATACCGAAGTTACAGTAGGTGGCGTAACACAAAAAAAATATACCTGTAATGGCATATTAAATACTAATAATAAAGCCTTAGATAATATTGAAAAACTTCTTACATGTTGTAGAGGTTCTTTAATATTTTCAGGCGGTAAATATAAATTACTTATTGACGATACAGGTACAGCAGTTCAAACTTTTGACGAAGATAATATTGTTGGTGCTTTTGAATTGGCTTTGGGCGGTAAGGAATATAAAGCCAATAAAGTGAGAGCAAACTTCTTTAACAGGAATCGTGATATGCAAGGTGATTTTGCCATTGTCGAAAGTTCAACATTCAAAACAGAAGATAATGGTTTAAGTCTTGAAAGAGCAATTGAACTTCCATTTACAGACCAAATGGAAAGGGCGCAAATGATTTCTACAATTAACATGAAACAATCAAGACAATCATTGGTCTTTAAATTTACATCAACCATTGTTGGACTTAGAGCAGAAATAGGTGATGTAGTTTTTATTTCATTAGAATCTTTAGGATGGAATACACTTAATTCTAATCAGGGCAAAAAGTTTAAGATTATGAAACTTGCTATAAAAAATAATGATGAAGTAGATATTACCGCAAGAGAATATGATGATGATGTTTATGATTTTGGCTTGATACAAGCAGAAGATACTTCACCTAATACCAACTTACCTAATTTTTCATTTGTAGATAAACCAGCAATATCTACACCATCAGAGGAATTGATAGCAATACCACCTACATTATTTAATAGGGTAACTATCAATTGGACACAACCAAATAAATCTTCTGTTGAATCTTATGAGATAGGTATTAACAGATTAAACTCAGTTCGCTTTGCAAATAAACCTAGTTATGATTTTGAAGGCAGAAGTGTTACTGAAAGTTTTACCATTGATAAATTAGAAGAAGGTCAATATTTTGTAGCTGTAAGAGCAAAAAACAGGCTAGGAGTTTATTCTGATTTTGCTACTGAGATATTTGAAGTAAAAAACTTTTCTACTCTACCAGTAGTCAATACACCAGCTATAAATTTTGTAACAGAAGAATTATTTACTACAACACAGGGTTCAGGTGTAAAAGCAAAAGCCATACTTACTTTTGGAACTTCAGTAAACACAGAATGGGAAGATTTAGGAGTTACCATAGATCATTATGATGTTGAGTTTAAAAAGTCTACAGAAGCATCTTTTCAAGGTGCTGGAACATCGCAAGGTACTAACTTTGAATTCTTCGATATTGAACCAGCTTTGTATGAATTTAGAGTAAGAGCAGTAAATACTGTTGGTGTAGCATCAGAATTTTCATCTACTACACAAAGAATCTATGGACTAACCGCAGTACCTTCTGATGTAAGCAATTTATTTTTAAGAGCAGATTCTAATACTGCAACTTTGAGTTGGACACCAACTACAGACTTAGATGTTAAGATTGGTGGCTTTTATGAAATAAGACATAATTCATTGACATCAGGTGCAGTTTGGGCGCAATCAACACAAATAGGCGAAGCTGTATCAGGTATTGCAAATTCAACAGAAGTGCCATTGTTAGTTGGCACTTATCTAATCAAAGCTGTTGATTCTACAGGCGTTAAATCTGCTAATGCGACAACAGTTGTTAATACAGTTACACCTGATTTATTTCAATCTACACAATTTTTAACAAGGACAGAAAATCCATCTTTTGCTGGAACTAAGTCTAACTTAGTTGTTGTAGATGATAAATTAAAACTAGAAGCAGATACTTTGTTTGACTCGTTAGGATTAATTGATGAAGTTGGTTTGATTGATGCCGCTGGTGGGGTAGATTTATCAGGTACTTATGATTTTGCAAATGTTATTGACACAGGTATTGCGGCGGCTTCTTACCGATTGAGTTCTGCATTTGCTTTTACCACTAATTCCACATCAGACTTTATAGATACACGTTCAGGAAATGTTGATGATTATGAATCTTTTGATTTAAATACTTATGATGATGTAGAAGTTCAATTGCAAATAGCAACAACCAATGATGATCCTAGTGGTTCGCCAACATTTAGTGATTTCCAAAACTTTAGAATCGGTAATTACTTTGGTCGTGCTTTTAAATTTAGATTACAAGTAACATCAGGTGATATAACACACCAAGTTTATATCACATCCTTGTCTGCAACTTTAGAAGCGTTTCAAAAGTTTGATACACAACAATTAACATCAAGCACAAGTGCTTTAGGTGTTACTTTTGGTGAGGGATTTTTAGTTACTCCAAAAATTGCTGTTACTGCACAGAATATGGCAAGTGGAGATTTTTACGAAATAACAAGTGTGTCCAGCACAGGTTTTACAATTACTTTCAAGAACAGTAGTGGTACAATTGTCGCTAGAACATTTGACTATATAGCAAGAGGTTTTTAATGGCTCAACACGATTACGATATAGCTAACCAATCAGGTGCAAACTTTAGAGCAGACTTGAATAATGCTTTAGATGCTATTGTATCTAACAACTCAGGTTCATCAGAACCATCTACTACATTTGCTTATGAATGGTGGATTGATACATCTGCTAATGTATTGAAGCTTAGAAATTCTGCCAACAATGCTTGGATTACTTTGCCTTTATCAATCACAGCAGATAATTCAACATCAGGTGGTTTGACAGTTAATGGTAATTTAAGCACTACAGGAACTTTAGATGTAAATGGTGGCGAAGTAATTTTAGATGCTGATGCTGATACGTCAATAACCGCAGATACAGATGACCAAATAGATTTTAGAGTAGGTGCTGTTGATGTAATGACTCTGACAAATAGTCATTTAGTCTTAAAAGGAACAACTCCAAAAATAACAATAGGTGATGGTGGTGCAGAAGATACAGCATTAATATTTGATGGAAATGCACAAGATTTTTATATTGGTCTAGATGATACTGATGATTTTCTAAAAATTGGTACAGGCTCGACCATTGGCACAAATACTTTAGTTACTATTGAAAATGGTGGAAATGTAGGTATAAATTGCGATCCTGTCGGAACTTTTCAAATAAAAACTCAAGCTGATGGTAATGCAGCATTTCAAAACTCAACGTCTGTTACTGGTGGTGTAAAAATAAACTGTTTTAATGATGCGGCAAATGCTAGTTCACCTTTTGAAATAGATGGTTCTAGTTTGCAATTCAATATTGCCTCAACTGAAAAAATGAGGTTAAGTTCGTCAGGTTTTCTCGGTATTGGACTTACAGCACCACAACACGAAATATCAGTTGGAAGCACATCAAGCGCCGATGCTTCTGTAAGTATAAATGGTGGTACAAGTTCTTTTCCTCAAGTGAGATTTAACCGCACTTCTGCTGAAAGTGGAGAAGGTAGAATATTTTATGATTGTTCAAATAATGCTTTAGCTTTTATGGCTAATGGCGTAGAGGGATTAAGGTTATTATCAACAGGTTCTTTTTTAGTAGGCAAAACATCTGACAGTTTTGGTGCAACAGGTGGCAGAATTAGTTCAGGTGGTTCAATGACTTTGACTGCCAATGGAAATGAATTAATGAACCTTAACAGATTAACAAATGATGGCGCTTTAATTTATTTTTCAAGAGATAGTAGTATCATTGGAACTATAAGTGTTTCTAGTGGGTTTGTAACTTATGGAAATTTTATGGGTTCTCACTATACTGAAACAGCAGAAAATGAAATACTTTTAGGAACTGTAATGGAATTTACAGGTGATTTAGTAGAAGATAAATTTACTACAGGAAAGCATCTTTCTAAAGCAAAAATATCAGACTCAGAAGAATCTAAAAATGTTTATGGTGTTTATTTTGCAAATCACGAAGATGAAACAGGTGAATTAATATCAAGTTTAGGCGCTTCTTTTTGCAGAATAAACAAAGATGTAACAGTTGAGATAGGTGACTTACTTGTTTCCAATGGTGATGGTACTGCTAAAGTACAAGATGATGATTTAATAAAAAGCAAAACAATAGGAAAAGTAACATCAACTCAAAAAAGAGATATTTATGATGATGGCAGTTATACAATTCCTGTAGTTTTATATTGTGGATAGAGGTTATTATGGCAATAAATTATACTTGGGATTGTAAAACTGTAGATGTAAAAACCATTGATGGCAATGAAGATACTGTCTTTAATGTGCATTGGCGATTAACAGGAACAGATGATGCCAATAACGATGCTGATGGTAATGCACAAACTGCTACTTTATATGGCACACAAGTTTTAGACACTTCTGATCTTTCTAGCTTTACTGCTTTTACTAATCTAACAATTGAACAGGTAACAAATTGGACAAGAGATGCTATGGGAGAAGATAAAGTTACAGAATTAAAATCTAATGTAAGCAATGAAATAGCAGAATTAGTAACACCAACACAAGAAACAAAAACAATAGGAGAATAATATGTCAGATATACAAGTTAGAAACGATAATGGCGAGGTTGAAGAATACAACAAAGAAGATATGACCGATGAACAAAGAAGTTTATTCGATGATCTTTTAGCCTTGCAACAAAGATGTGTAGAGATTGAACCAATGGCTAGAGAATTTGCCGACAAAAAACAATTGGTTGATCTGAAATCAAAGTCTTTATTAGAAAGCCTTAGAGGTATAGGAAATGCCGAGAAAGAAAGCGACAGCGAAACCAAGACAATCGACTAAAAAGCCAACTGTTGAACAGGTAGCTAACTCTTTAGATAGA